GATTGAGCCTGATCAATGTATTTTTGACGCTGTGAACATAGGCGTAGATAATCTTCCATTGGAATCTCAAATGCAGTTCTGAAGACTGCTTTCTCTTCTTCATTCAACCAGTTTACTTTCTGCACACTCCCTTTAGCTTTAATAATCTCCTTAACAGTCTTGTCGTTGAATACACCTTTTTCTTTCATAAGTTCAAGTAGAACTTTGTTAATCCTGAAGAACTCGCCGCCAGCAGATTGCTTAGTAAATGCCATGGCAGTGTCAAGACCAATGCCCTCAGAACCACCACCCATAAGCTCAGCAGTGGATTTGGTAGGTGGCATCATAAGCCGCGTAGCATTACGAATACCCAACCCCTTACAACCTTCAGGCTCTCCTAGAACCCCTGCTAGCCATTGTGTAGCTTTCTTAGACTCATCATCTAGATGCTTGAAAATCTGGTTATTAAGGAACATGCAGTCAAGTGACGAAATACTAATTCGCTTCTTCTGCATTAGTGTGTGCCAAGCTAGAACACCGCTGCCAAGAGAACGAAACTCCTTAGTAAATTTATAAATTTTTGACATTGCCTTCTTATCAAGGTCTGTCATCTCATCCATGGTTGCTAAGTATTCGCTGATATTGCAATCAGACATTACTTGCCCGATAAACACTAGATGCTCAGGCCAGCTATCATAGAGCTCCAAATTGTAATTAAGGATAACGCAAGAGAAGGTATACTCTTCGTCTGAAGGTAAGCAAGTCTCTTGGCACAAATTACTGGCCTTTACAGTCATTCCTTTACGTCGGAAAGCTTCTGCAAGGTGTCGATTCATTTTACTGATGAAAGTCATATAACCTTTACCACGAGGCATCTTAACTCCAAGGATACGCTGGAATCGGCGTAGCATCTCAGGATCTTGATCTTGCAGTAAACGGCAAAACTCATCGTCAAATAACCAACCAACATTATTCGACTCAGTACGTTCGTAGAGATGCTTAACTACCTTGTCAAAATCTCCATGCTGAGGGCGTAGGCTATAAGCTAGGCTTCCTCGACGACTACCTTGAGTTACTTCCTCCATGCCATTAATAAAGTCTCGAATCAATGGCATAACACCAAGACTACGACCACCACGTTTCAGCTCTGCCCCTTCATGCGGCCAATGATCAATAGAGTAGCTAGTACCATGGCTGTGCTTAGTTAGGACAGCAGCTTCAGTCACTGCATTATAACGATCAAATAAGTTATTACCCACATAACCACCAGCGCAGCTAACAGTAGTGCCACGTTTGCGTAGCCCGCCATTAGAAAGCAGTGGGGTAGAACAGCTTACTAGACCGTCCCACAAGGTTTGGAAGAAAGCTTGTTCCCAAGTCTTACCTGCCGTATATGGATCAAGCTCCCACCATTCAGGATAAGCTTTAGGTGCATGTTGGGCAAGAGCTTTAGCTACAGTCTCAAAGCGAGATTTAACAGTCTCCCCTTTGTATGAATACTTGTTGTAGAAAAGCTGTAGCCCACCAGTAGTGAACCAAGCAGGGCATTCGCCCTGATCTTGTTGTTTCTTACGCATTTCAGAAAAATTTAGCACTTATTCCTCCCAAGCCGAAGTAAATTTCTTTTCATTCCAACCCATCTCGTACTCCATCCCCATACCGGCAGAGAAGAAGTCAATTACTTTGTAGGCATATGTATTGTCTTCGAACCAGTCTTTAATACTGCACTCACCCTCTTTAAATGCATGAGGGAGACCTAGACGTTCTAGATAGATATTAAGACGTCGCTTAACGAACTCTTTATATTCCTTCTTCTTAACCCCGTTTAGCGAGTCTCCGGGGATTGCCATATCAATAATTAGACATTCATGTTCATAAGCATACTTCACTGCTTCATTAATTTTCTTGAGTCTTACCTTGTCCTCTACCAAGGGCTTACCCAGTTCGGCGTAACGAGTGTTAATAATCTCTGCACTAATGATACCGTGAAGGTCTTCATCGATTGCTGATTGGTTAGCTCCGCGAGCAATAACAGGGATCAAGTTATATCCATTAGACTGAAAACTTTTCAAGATAGCAAAAGAGCTAAACAACAGTGCGGTCTCAGTCAGAGAGAAGATAATAGCAGATAGAACTTTATCTTCACTAGAAATAATCTCATCCAACCAATCAACGCGAGCTTTTAGTTCCGGGTTGTTAGTGTAAGCAATATAGTCTTCATCCTTGTCCATTCCTAACACGGTATTAATCTGATTGTAGAATTCGGCATGAATCGCAAGCTCGGTCATACCTACAATACTTGCCGCAAGTTTAACTTCAGGCCTCGGAAACTCTTTAATAACCAGAGAATTCCAATATTCCTCACCCACAATAAGTTCATAACGTAGGAACAACTGTAGAACCGTTTTAACTGCATGAAGTTGTTCTTCACTAAGCTCATAAAGAAGCTGCATTCTATCAAGTTCTACAATCATCTCCGAGCTAAACCAGAGCTGATCTTCAAGCTGCTTATTAGCCAACTCCACAATCTTCGGATAGTGTCGAGTATAACTATCTGTCGGTGTCTGAATGCGTGTTTTTTGATTAAAGTCGAAAGTCACTTAACCCTCCTTGCTCAATTGTTTACTAACTTTACGAGCTTCACTATAAGCTGCACGTTCTAGCATGTCATCTACCTGTTTATCGCAACTGGTCCTGCTGTGCATCTTCAAGTCTACACGAAGACTAGCATCATCGCAAGATGCGATATAAGCGTCTAGGGAGGCTGCTCCCGTTGCGATGTAAGCATGGTCAGTACGTTCGTACCCTTCAAACCTAGGACCTGTCCAGGGCTCTTTACGGGTCAATACGCGATGTGTGCAGCTTACAATATCATAGCCTAGATCAACACACATTCCTGAACGATAGAGAATATCATTGATAGCCGGTTTGTTCTGATCTTTAAGGGCTTGATTAAAGCCGTCTACTTGAGCTAGGTCATAAAAGCTTAGTGCAAATGGTACTGACATTACATTTTCTCTCCCCAGAAGAATTTGAAGGCTTTCTTTGTAGAAAAGCCCATTTCATAATATCCGATAAACTCTGAAAGGTTCTCAAGGATACGCAAGTGCGCTTCTCTTTTCTGAATCCCCTCTCTTACAGCAACTAACTCAGCAAGTTCAATAATCCAATATTCAATGGGAAATTCTTCTGAGTTCTGAAAGCTCATTTTAGTCTCCTTAAAACAGTTTAGATTCTACACCCTTCTCAAGCGCCTTACGATACTGCATAAAACCTTCAGTCTGGAAGTTACCTGACCACTTAATTTCATAACCTTCTGAAAACTTAACTTGATGCTCTGTTGGGCTGAAGTGTGGTGGGTCTTCTTTGTACACGCCATTCTCAGGTAGGTTAAGCATATCATAAATCTTGATAGCCTTATCAAGAGAATCATCAAGGTTACGATAGCTAACCTGACCACAGCAGCTAGCACTAACCTTGATCGCATTCAGACTTCTTACTGCAAAATCATCGACGTAGGGTAGATGCCAATCACCTTCTTCTCGTTCAACAGGCTCACTTTCTTCCAACGCCTTCTTAATCTCAAATGCTAGAGCCTGAATCTCAGGTTGTGCATCTTTATGGCAACGAAGATCAAAGAATCCATTCCAAGCTTTTTCAGTGGCTGTCACAACACCTTTAGTCCACATAAAAGGCTCCAGAACTCGATTAACAACCTGCTTATGAGCACCCATTGATTTAAGGAATTTAGCATGATAAACAGCAGAAGCAGAAGCTGCTAACCATTCACGTTTTACGTTGATCAGATCCTGTCCCGACAATTCTTCATTAGCCTGCATACCAGGTTGGTTCTTACCCCAGTGAACAGGCATTGCAGGGTTGCTACGAACCTGTTCAATCATCTTCTCTACAGGCACAGCACGAGAAGATTGGAAGTTACGGCTCAGAGTCCGATGAGTATTAAACTCAGGTAATACAAAACGATGTAGCTCAATCTCCAAGGTAGTTAGTCGATTACCTTTGAAGATACTGTCACAAACTACCTTTGCACTAATCAATTCTCTCTCCTTAAATCGCTTTCAAAATATTCTGAGCACCATTTATAACATTACCATCAATCAATGCTGACGGAAGTGAACGGATGCAGTACTTTGCTGCTAGCTCCATGCCGTCAGGTGAGTCTACGTCAACAGTATCGTAGCTGATGGATTTGCTGTCAAGGGTTTTCTTTAGACCAGAGCAAGATGAGCACCAATTTGCAGTAAAGATAATCATTTGTCCTCCTTACACAGATGCTTGTATTTAGCAAACAGTTCTTTGTACTTATCAGCCTTGGCAAGCTCTTGATTGACATCGTCCTTAGCACCACAACGTAGCCGGTATTTAAGAATATTTCCTAAGCAGTACCCCTTGAACATTTCTTGACTCATTGAGCCAGCAATGATTTGGATAGCTTCAATGTCTTCTAGTACGTTGTAGTGCTTAGGTGAATGAACTTGTTCAGCTTTGGTTTCTTCTTCAAACACTTCCGTCACCCACTCCTCTTTAAAATACCACCAGTCGTCCTTACAAGGTGTATACAAAGGTATTAGCTTTCCCTCAGGACCCATTTCGCTGTTCATTTCCACAACTTTACCTAAATAGCTGTCCAACTCTTCGATATAATGCGCATCTTCTTTGTCGACTTTATTTACACGAAACTTGCGAGTCATTACGCTACCTCTTTCTTAACATTCATGTCCAAGTAAAAAATCTCTTTACCAAGCTTCTTAGCGTATTCCAATTCTTTAGTTACACCAATCGACTTATCCCAATCAGCTAACATCATAACATAGATATGACTGCAATGGTCAATCACTCCGAAATCAATTTTCTCCCAAAAGTCAAACGTGCAGGGTAGCTTGTATTGGGCTGACATGTTGTGGCTAGTAACGATAGGACTAAACACTGGAATACCTTGTAGGGTAAGCTCAGTTAACACTCTTAGATTTTCTTGATAGCGCCATTCCATTAAAGCTTCATCTGCTTTGTAACTATAAGGAGAAGCTAGATAGACGAGCATTACACCTCCGGTACAAACTTAGTCAGGTCAACGGATACGAAACCTTTAGGCTTCAATATTTTACCAGTTTCAGCATTCTTCACAACAAACCAATCTTTACCTTTGTAGAACTTTGACTCAATATACACTGAAAGGTTCTTTTCCTCTTCGTAGTATTCCTTAGTCTCCAGAGCTTCAGAATAAGTCTTGAAGAGCTTACTCATGTTGTTCTCGGCTATAGCTTCCATTGCTGATTCCATATCAAAACCTGCCTGATACAGAAGCTCTTGTAGCCAGTCAGACACAACACGAATATCACAGACGGCATCGGCTACCTCAGTCCAATCTTCTACAGCTACAGCCTCTTGTAGCTCCTTACACTCTTCTGCAATCAAAGCTACTTGACGCTTAACTACTTGAAGGAAGCTAATATCATCGAAGTGGAGGTATTTATTACCAGCTACTAGGTTGAAGTCTACAGTGCTATCGTATGAATCTTTTACGTTAAAACTCAATTTGTTCTCCTTAATGAAGCTCAGCCTTGATTGACTGAGCCTAGTATTTCATGAATTGGTTTTGGTGTCAATCATCAATTCTAACTTCATAAGCCATTAGAGCTTGATATGCTCTATCAGTGATGATACCTTTATATTTTTCAGCAACAAACTTAATATGTCGCTCTTTGTAAGCTTTGTAAACAGAAAAAGCCTCTTCTACAGAATCATAGTTGCCTAGAGATTTTGCCTGTCCTTCACCAACTTGGCATCTTGCCCTGTATTTTCCTGTTTCTTTTCTCAGTGATACACCAATTGGTAGCTCTCCTCTTTTGGCTTTATTACTCAGAATAAGCAGGTTTACCTCTTCTGGGACCACTAAACAACTTTCGGGACCATACTCATTTGACCTGAGTATATCCTTATCCACTGCCCAAGACTCACCCCCTTTCATGTTAACGGATTCGGTCTGGAACCAAGGTGCGAAGTTTTGAAAACAACTCCACCGCTTGTTAAGTGTTTTACTTGAGTAGCTTGGAAATTTTTCATGCAGCTTTTTATCAAAACATCTCTGCATAACTCCTTGCCAAGCAAGGTAGGCTGTCCTGTAGACTTTAGGACTATATTCGCCAACTCCTATAAATCCGGTTCCCCAAACAGAAGGTGTGAAAGGGTTCTTGAAATGTCCGCTCCTAAGTTGAGTAATGGTTGTTGTGCTTTTATTTTTAGCATCGTCATCCCACTCTATAAGAACAGACCTTGCATTTTCCACTTCTACTATGGAAGCTTTCTCTCCTATAGTGTTGAAGAATTGACTCCCTACGTAAATATCATCTTTAAATCTTGTCACCTTTACCCTCCAAAATTAATTAGTAAGTTAATAGTTTAAGGTAAAGGTGAAGACTTGTCAAATGTTTCTTAGCAGTGAATCACGTTTCTCTTTAGCCAGAAGATTTACATGTCCTCGCCGATACTGCCCGGTCTCTGTGTTACGGAACCGCTCATACTTAGCGAGGTTTGTATAAATGTACCCCTCCTGTACCCATTCACCTTTCTCTACAACCTCATCCTCATAAGCCTCAAAGATTGGCAGGTTTGTAGAGTATGGAGCAATGATATGGTAAAGCTCTTCAAGACTTAGAATATCATAAACGTTATAGCTCTCCATTAACTCAAATGCTCGTGGATTCTTTGCCATACACTGTTTCCACAACTCAAATCCT